ATCTACTAAATTCATAAACTCTCCAGGGTTTTTCTTAGCCCAAAGAATCATGTCACGTCTTAGCTCTGATGAGGTTAAAGTAGAAACATTTCCTTTCATCACAACACGAGCAATAGCCTCTAGGTCATTGATGTCAAGGTTTTTAGCTGCTATTTGAGCATCAAGCTCCGAATACAAGCTTTCAACTTCTACAGAAGCGTTTTTCTCTTTGTCTAGCTCAATAAACTTCTTTCCATATAAGGGATGTATTAGTAAAAACTTTTGAAGATTCACATTCCAATCTGGAACGATTAGCGTTCCATTTTCAAATGTAATAGGCTCTAAAGTAACTACCCCATCTTGCTCATCTACAAAAGGAGTTATTTGGTTAGTAGCATATCTTAATGCTCTATTTAGTTTTCCGTCAAAATATGTGAGAGGTTTTCTTCCTGTGTGTTTTACAGGAATCATCATTCGAATAGGAGATTTACTTCCAGTTAATATAAATACTCTATTCTTTTGTTCTAGGTCGGGTAATATTGAGTTATACCCAAAACTTTTTGCAGTTTTTGTTGCCATTTTATTTATAATTTAATTTGATTTTAAAAAAGAAGATGAGGGGCAATTATATGCCCCTCTCTCCTATAATGATTATTGCATCAAGATGAAGTTGTTAGCTCCCATTGTACAAAGCGCACGCTCTGACAAGAAGTGAACTTCCATTGCATCTTTATCGCTAGTCATAGCTCCTCCAGCAGAACCAACAACCCAAGACTTGTATTTTCTGTCTTCAGTTGGGGATACTCGGTAACGAACGTGTAAGAATGGTCTCTTAGCGTTCTCTCCAAGTATTTGGTCATATACTGTAGTAGTACCAGCAGGTACAACGATACCATCAATACCACCGATATTACCACGAGTAGTAGCATCGTTTAGGTATTTCCAGTCAGACTTATAGAAGTCATATCCGATACGGAATCCTGTAAACCCAAGGTTTAAAGCCATATCTTCATCGTTGTCAAACAAACCGTAAGAAGCTGTAGAAGCTCCAGAGTTGTTTTGAGCAGCTAATACTTTGTCAATATCAAAAGATGTTGCACGATTAGCGAAGATTACGTTTTCTTGAATAGCTCCTTCTTTGTCAAGAACTTTAGCTAAAGCTTCAAGGTCATCGCGGTCAGTAATTGTTCCAGAAGAAACGTTACCGTTGTCTTCTACTTCGTAGAAAAGACCTTTAGTTCCTTTGTAGTCATCACTAAGTGCTGCTACACCAGAACCAGTTCCAGCAGGCTCACCTTCAATCATTGAAGTTTCAAGGTAATCCTCGAAACGTAAGCGAGTTTCACTTTCTGATTTCAAATACCAAAGGTATCCAGAAGCTCCGTTTTCAGTAGATACTTCTACCCACCCAACGTGTGCCATCTCAGAACCAGATACTTCGTACTTATCTTTGATGATGATTGGGTTGTTTTCTTTAGCTTCGAAATCAGCTTCAAGAGAACCAACCATACCATCTGCTCCTTTACGGAATTCAGAACCATAAACGAAGATTGTCACAGCGTCATCTGCAGTATATAAAGCGTCTCCTCCAGAAGTAACTTCTACTAAGCTGAAGTTTTGATACAAAGCAACTTCGATGCTGTCAGCAGCAGAAGCATCTGTAATAAGCGCTTTTGCTTGAACACCGTTTGGTCCAGAGATAATAATAGTCTGGTTTGTACGGAAGCTATGTCCTGTTACAGCGATGTTAGATGCGTCTGTAACTGTACCAGAAGCTTGTACGTGTAGTCTTCCTTGCTCACTCCACTTGATTAAGTCAGAAGAAGAAGGAATCTCAGCTCCTACCATACGCAAGAAAGAAGCTACAGAACGATTTCCGTAACGCTCAAATTCTTGCTCATATAAATCTGGTAAATATTGCTGAGCAAAGTCGTAATCTGCGTTAGTTAAGTAGTTGCTGTTTTGCAACGCCTTGCCAGGTGCAGGTGTTAGTGAAGTAGAGCCTCCAACGATTCCATCTCCACCAAAAGTAATTGATTGTGCCATTTTTGTAAAATGTTTAAGGTTTTAAAATTATTTTTTTCTTATTTTAAGCCCACGACCAAAGTTAGCGCCGTCATTAACGACTTTAAATTTAGCCCCAGGTTTTGATGAATCAACATTTGAACGTACATCCATTTTGATATTTTTGCCATCCTTAACAACTTCATTTACCGCATCTGCCTTACCTTGCTCATAAAAGAACTTAGCATAAGCTTCTGGGTTCATAGCCATATTAAGAGCAGCATGATATCTCTTTGGGTCACTCAAGTTGCCTTCACTATCCAAATGTCTGCCAATAAAATTGTTTAAATCTGATTGTTGATTTATAACTTCATTAACATCTTTTGGCTTAAAACTAAGTTTTTTATCGCCTAAATTAAATTCAAAACCTTCGAACTTATCGTTAAAAAACTCTGATGTTTTCTTTTGAAAGATTTCTCTTTGTTTAGAAGCAATCTCTTGTTGTTTCGTAGACTCATCATTGTATTGCTGATAAAACTCAACAGCTTTTTTGACATCTTCGGGTAGTGCATCCGTACTTGACTCAAGTGGTGCTTTATACTTGTCCCTCATTTGCTCAAAATACTGCTTCGCCTTATGTAGCTCTTGCTTTTTATCAAGACTCTTCCTCTTGACATCTTTCTCTGTATCGGTGTTTTCGTCTACAGTGAACTTATCCTCTATCAAATAATCAATATCAGAATCGTCAAGCTCAGGATTTGATTGTTTATAGTATTCTCGCAGTAAAGTTGTTTCTTCATATTCAGAAACATCTTCGTTTGCTTTTACAAAATCTTTTAAGCCACGCTTAGTATCGTTTTTGTATTGCAAATACTTTTCAACCTCCTCAGGAAGCTCTTGTGTATTTTTGTCTTTATTTGAAAGAACGTCTTCTAATTCCTCAAGCCCCATACTATACTTACTAGTTAGGAACTCAGCAATTATTTCTTGTTTAGAAACTTTTACCTCATCTTCTTTTTGAGGTTCTTCAGCTTCTTTTTTAGCAGGGGATTCTTCCTCTACTTTAATATTTTCTTCTGCTTCTGGCTGTTGCTCAGGAGCTTTTTCTTCTTGAACTTCCGAGTTTGTCGTGGTTTCACCTTCGACTTCGGCAGTTTCTTGCTGTTTTTTATCTTCTTCTCCTTTTTTTACAGGAGGTTTAGACAAGTCAACTTTATAGTCGACATCTTGATTTATGTCACTCATAATAGATTAAATTTAAATTTATACTGCAAAATTACTTAAAAAAACTATACATTTTCTTGACCCATCATAGGTGGCATACCGCTAGGTTTCTGACCCATCATAGATTGAATGTTTTGCATAATTTGATTACCATCGCCCTCATCTTCAAAGTTTACTGGTGGTAAGTTTTCTTTTCTCTGTCGTATTAGTTTGCTTTGTTGAGAAGCTTGCTTGTCAGTTCTTTTATCTTTTCTATCCTCTTTATATTCCTCTCTACCTTTGTATAGCTCAGCCTCCATTTGCTTTAATTCTATATCAAACTGATGCTTCATTTTAAGAATCTCAGCATCTATTTGCATCTGAGCTTGCATTCTTTGCATCTCAAGTTCAGCTTTCATTTGTTGCATTTGAGCATTAGCCTGCATCTTCATCTGCTCTTCTTGCATTCTAGACTGTGAGGCTGCTTGTGCAGATTGAGTATTAGACTCAGTTTGCATCTGGATAGCTTGTTGCTGTTTCTCCATTTCCCTTTTCTCTCTCTTCATTTTTCTTATTTTAAGTAAAGAGTTAGCTAAGGTTGCGTTTTTAACATCTCTTATATCTATAGCATCCTCTAGTCCTATTTGACCAGCCTGAATAGATTGTTGGATGTTTTGTTCTAGTTTCTGCTTTTCCTCTTCATCTGGCTCTATTTCTATGAATATACCAAAATCATGTAGGTGTAATGACATTATCTCGTTTACTATCTCGAAATTGTTTTTACCAATCATCTTAGCAAAATCTTCAGCGAAATCAGAATATTGAAGTATATCAGATATTCTATAAGATAGAGCTTCTGCTAGTTTTTTTGTGATTGATATTCCAGATAAAACAACATGTCTTGTTGCGGTGTTACTGTTTAGCGCAGCAAGCTTCTGAATACCTACTAAAGCGTATTGGTCTGGATTACTTCCGTCTCTAGCCTCATTAATACCAGTGACAGCTCTAATCATATTAAGCTGGTAATTGTACATATTGATAAGACTAGCTATCTTAGCATTAGAGCCGCTACTTGTAAGTTCTTGAATTGGAACTCTAGCATTATTAAAATCACCATCTTCTGTGTAGCTTCTACCTATAACACTACCTGTTTGGAAGTACATAGACAAAGCCTCTGAAGGGTTGTATGAAGCACCATTACCTAAATCTACACTATTCAAACCATCTGCATCAATAAACACACCGTCTGGTATCATTTTAGATACAACCTGCTGCAATTTTAAATGCGTAAGCTGTATTTGGTCTGCAAAAGGTATCATTCTTTTAACTAAAGAATCTATATTTCCTTTTGACATTTTAATAGCAGAGACAATGTATGGTGGTAAGGCTTTTTGGAAAGCAGATTTAGGTCTAACCATGTTCTGCATAAGCTCCCACTTAATTAAATGATTTGTTCCTAAAACCAAAACTCCTTCATACCAAACGTCTATTCTTCTAGATACTTTCTTAAACCTAGCTTGTTCGTTTTTTGGAGGGTTGAATGAATTATCTTTCTTTAATGGTTTTTGACCACCATTTGCATTCTTTTTTACTTTATATACAACTTCTCTATCTGTTTTGTAGCAAAAATAAAGTAGAGATACGTTTGATTTATCTAGACCGCTTTGTGATTGTAGGTTTTGAGTACTTCTATATCCATCAAATCTACTGGCAAGTTTAGATATTTCTTCTATATCTGATTGAGTAAGACTAGGATTAATCTTTTTTAATTCTGTAACATGTACAGATTTAACCTCTCCGAAATAGTAACAGTCATTAAAATAAGGGTCTTCTGTTGGCGAATATACAAAGTTCACAGGGTCAACATACTCAACTCTCACTCCATCATGTGGGTCAAAAGAGTGTTTTACTGCAGATATACCAAGAACAACATTATCCTCATCTACACGTCTTTTTATTTCATCGTAGTTATTTAACTCTAGTATAGTTGTTATAGCTGATTCTTCTGCAACTTCAACACCTTGCTTATACCTAAGTTTCATGTATAAACTTAGCTCTTCATCTGTGTCAGGAAGTTGTTCTTCAGGGAAGTTAAAAACGTCTACACCTGTAGTGTTTTTTATTTCTGACAATATTGGCCTTGCTATCATATCAGCAGCGACTTCTTGCTTGAAGTTTTCTCTCTTCATAGAAGAAAGGTCATCTATAGCTTCTACTTTGACATCTAAAAGTCTGTTAGATATACCATTCACTACGACATCAACAAACTTTGGAATAATGGGAACAGGTGTCCAATCTAGGTTTAGGTAAGATAGGTCTCCGTTTACGGCTAATTCATTTTTATATTTATCTACTGGCTGTTCTCCTCTAGCATACAAGCGTCTGGTTAGAAACTCAGAACGTATTTCGCCATACATACTACTACCGTAGTCTCGTGAAAACCACTCAGACTCAATAGCATGGCCTACTCGAAGTCCATACTCATATGTGTCCTTCTCGATGTCTGGAACAAATTGATTAGGAAAACCACTACCCGAATTGAATCTTGGCTTATTTATCATATTTATTTAATAATTTCACTAACAAAACCTTTGTTACTGTATCTTGCAAAGTTAATATTTATTTGATTACGTTTTTCTTGTCCTATATTCTTGCGTGACTGATTTGCCATAATAGCAAACCCAGAACTTACAGTGGCGTCAAACCTCGTTCTGTTGTTGATATCGTAATTAGCCCAATCAAGCAAAGTCCTGTTGAAAAACATATTACCGCAACTTCCAAAATCGATGTTTGCTTGGTCTCTAAGTACACCCACATGGTTTTCTATATAACTCTCTATACCTTCTGCGTGTACAGAGATTACAGCAGATGAAGATGGTATCCCTCCTAACTCTCGCTCTGCTTTTGATAAAACGTTTTTGTGTTTATCTGGTCTATTTAAAGAAAAAGCTCTGTACCCTCTTTCTTTTAAATAATACAACAGTCTTGGCTTGTTGTTTTCTACAAGTATTGGCATACCATAAAAATGTAAAGCCATCAATACATCTTCGTAAAATAGTTCTGCGGTTTGAGGTCTTGATATATATTCTAAAAAAAACATATTCGTCGGACCGTCTTCCATGTGAAACTTAGTCATTCCATGCAAAGACCCCTTAGACCCTCCTCCGTTTACAGTTCCAGATATATCATAGGAGTCACAACCAAAAGAACCCATGTGTGCATTACCAGGATATTTCCTACCGTTCTTTTCTGTTACATTATTCATTAAATCCTTGCTAGGAATCCATGACAAGAAAAACCTACCTTTGGTTTCTGGGCTGAATACGACTTCGGTGTCTCTTTGTCCATTTCTCCAATGAAAGTTACCCCTTGATACCGTGGACTTTATGGCAAAAGAATCATTGTAATCTATTTGCTCATATATTCTAGTGAGGTTGAATATGGTATTTTTAGATTCATCTCTAAAAGCATGAGACTCTGTTCTAGGAAATTGTCTGTAATATTCGTTTAACGCATCAGGGTCGTTTTTTAGACTATCAACCTCGTTTTGCCAATATTCTAATGCGCTTTGGCTGATATAATCACCGTTTATACTGATTATCTGTGATTCTGGAGTTTCTAGAACAGGCTGACCATACATGTCAATAAACCCTTCCATATTCCATTCCATTGGGATAAACAAGTTGTATAATCCACTTTTTGTCTGTCCATTGGAATTACGTGTGGTTGGGTCTGAGTCGTAGTATAGTTTTTTAAAGTTTTCTCCTCCTTTGTCTAAAGCATTAGAGGTAGACCCCATAAGACACTTACCTATAACCCTGCTACCTAAACGCAAACAAGTTTTTGTTACACGCCAGTTATTCAGAATATTATCTGGCTTTTCCCACTTTCCGCTTTCATCATGTACTAGTAAAGCTAGTTTTTCCCCATCATAACTGTTGTCTCCTGTGTTCTTCCAGTCGATAGTAGTATCTAATCCTTGCAGGTCATTTGTGACGCTGGTGTTTGATATAGATTTCCTAGTGAGTTTAGAAGCTGGAACTCTGTAAGCAAGCTCTGACTTTGGTCTATCCATACCGTCTTGTATTGGCTTGAAAAAGAATGGGTAGTTCACTGATATAGGCACAACCTTATCTGTAAACATTTTTTTAGCATCACTACCTGTTTTGGATAGTATTCCAAACCTAGAGTCTGACGTTATTGTTGCTTGATTAACTATTTCAGCAGAAGACATAAACGAAAAACCAGAACGTCTGTTTTTTAAATAGCACATTCCGTAACATCTATCATCTGCTTTACACGCTTCCCAATATATAAAGAATATTCTGTTTGATTCCCTGTATTCTGGCTTACCCACATCAATCTTTGTCCACTGCAAATACATGTAGTGTGTACCAGTTATGTACACGGGTTTTCCGTTGTTCATAAACCAAAACCCATTTTCCCTTCTATCAAATTCATTCTCGATATAAGGAACCCAATTCTCCTTGAAATCCTTGTTCATTTCATTCCATTGGAATATGGTTTGCAAAGGCTTTAGTGCTTTAGGGTATTCTGAAGCTTCCCAATATTGGTCTTTCTTGTCAGATGCCCTTTTGTATACTTCTTTTGGTTTTTTTGGAAGTGCTATGTTGAGGCTATTGATACGAACAACATCCCCAACCATGCCGTCCCTAGATATCACAATCATGTCTAAATCTACGTCATAACCATATTTAAAAGACTTTTTCCTATTTCTAGATGTCAATACCTTAGATGGTATAAAGTCCTTTAAAACTACGCATAAATCATTATTTAGACCTTCTTTCTGCAAATCCTCCTGTTAAGTTTTTCTTTTCCTCTTCTGGGTTTTCTAGCATATTCTTCTCATTTTCAATTCGATTTAGAATCTCGAAAGCGTCAAATATTGCTAGTTTTTTTGTAGCTGCTGCATTTTTTAATCTGTCAGCTGCCAATTCATCATCTGGGTCTGGTTTTATAATCTCCTCTTCAGCAACCTTGATTAATTGCTTTACTGCTTCATGCCCAGCTTGAATAATTCTTTCTTTTATTTCTTTTATATTGGTCATACTATAATACTGTGCATATATCATTTGTTCTCATTCTATACACAATCTCTCCATCTACGTCAAAACGATATTCGCTGTTTTTTGTGAAGTTTATTTTGTCTCCCTCGCTAACACCTAGTTTACTCAAATTGTCATTACCATAAACCAAAACACCTGTATTGAGTTCTTCACCCTCCTCATAAAGATACGAATTTTCTTTGTCGATAGGTTTAACAAAGCAGAAGTTGTCTACAGAGTTCCATCTATCTCCATTATGATAAAGATAAAACTGACTTTCATCAATAAAATAAAGACCGTCTTTGAAGAAGTTTGGTGACTTTTTAGGCCTACCCTTCATGTCATAGTAAATCCTGAATATATTATGGTGTACAATGATAATATCCCCAGCCGATATACTTCCTTTATATCTGCCAGGGATATGCACTATTTCTCCAAGACGATTTACGTGCTTATGGTCTTCTACACTTGAATTTACAATTATCTTCTTTCCAGCTATCTCGACCTCATTCACGTATTCATCTCCAACAGGTTTAATGATGAAGTAATACGGTGATTTCATTTAAAAATAAATGTTATACTCTATGGATACAGGTATATTCTTGTTAAATTCTTTCCAAAGAAAAACTTCATTATCTTTTTCTATATATATAAGATATGACTCTTTATCCTTGTCAAAATCAATAAGATGAATAGTATGGCTACCATTCAAAACATCTTGCCCTAAGATGTAGTGCATGGCGCTACCCTTGTAGTCTGCTCCTATTGATATCTTACGAATTTCCATTATCAGGTGAATCAAGAGTAAGCTCTCCTGTATCTAAGTTGATACTTCCCTTACCGTGTTCTTTTTCGAGCTCAACCATAATAGATTGTAACTTTTCGCCTTCTTCATGTAGCTTGTGAAGTGCTAGATGTTTTTGAGCCTCTATAGCTCCAACTTCTACTTGTATGTTGGATTGAATTTGTCTGATTTGACGAATACTGTTTAGAATTTTTTCGTCGATTTGAATTGTTGCTTGGACAGGAATGTCCTTAACTGATTTTGCCATTTTATTTAATTTTAATTATTATTATTCTTCTGTAGGCTCTTCTACCTGTTCTTCTGGAGAAGTTAGCCAAGAAACCTCATCGGTACTTACCTCCTCATTTTTAGGAGTAACCTTATCTGATATTGCTTTCTCAATAACAGAATTCATGTGGTCTGTTGGGTGATTTGCTTGTGCCCATAAAATTACATCAGATTCTAAAACCTCTGTTAGAGGAGTAAATGCATTAGGGTCTGGAGGTAATATAGGGCATGCGCCACTAAATGTGTAAGACTCACCAGAATCAGCGTCGGTTCCAGTATAGTCAAATCTTACGTGTGTGATTACATCTGACAATCCGTCTAGTGATGGTGCTTTTTTTAAAGCCGTAATCTTCCATTCATATGATATATTCATAACTTAAATATTTATATTCCAAATATACTAATTTTTTAATAGTAATTTTATCTACAATTATTTATTAAACTAACAGACCCGCTACTAACCTGCATATATTGTGTAAATATTTTATAATATCCATTAGATAAAGCTGTAGTTCCAGATGAATTAGTATACACATTATCACCTACAGCTGGAAATGTTCCTGAGCCGTCATGGTAATATGTAGCAGACGGAGCTCCTTGAGCACAGGCTAAGGCTCCTGTTGTTGCTACGGGCCCACTAGAAAAAGATATTAGCGACGAATAATCGTGGTCATAACCATACCAATCACTCATTTCATAAGGCGTTGTACTACTCGGATAAGAAGAACTCATTGTGTTTGTTTGGGCAAAACTTACTCCACTACCGTGTGTGTTACCTCCTCTTACTAAATCATACAAGGAATAAGGACCTGTAGGCGTTGATGTTGACGAATAATTATTATATTCTTTTTCTCTAGCTAATCCTAGCATACTTAAAGTTCCACTACTTGGTACTGCCATAACTATTTACAATTACATTGTTTTGCTTCTAAAGCTTCTACTTTAGCAGAAAGTTCTTTTACTGATTCAATAAGTACAGCTGTTAACTTTTGATAATCTACTGCCTTATATCCATTAGTTCTTGTCTCTACAATCTCTGGGAATACTTCCTCTACTTCTTGAGCAACGACACCAATATCTTTCTTACCTGTAGTCTTGTGCGACTTTTCATTCCACTCAAAAGTAACACCATTTAATGCTTTAACTTTGTCTAATGCGTTTTCTATTGGCTTGATATTATCCTTAAGTCTTTCGTCTGAAGAGTAATACGCCACAACATCACCAGCAACCCTTATAGAATCCCCAGTATTTCCACCTTCAAAGTAATACGCCGTAGCTGCTCTATCAAACACTTTATTGCTGCGGAGGTCGTCGCAATATAAATCTTGACCATTTCCTGTAGCACCTCCAATATAAACAGATGCGCTTGTTGTTATACTTCCATAGTAAGTTTGCAAATAAGGGCTTCCATATGCGTTTTTCCAACCTATACTACGACTATCATTAGTCCAAATATCACCTGCAAATTCGTGATTAAAATCAGCATTTTGTATTGATGCATATGCAGTTCCACCAGAGGTCGCCCCATCGGTGTCGTTAGCGTATGATATAATATCAGCAATATGATTTCCAATCCCTGGCTTAACTTTTACATATAACTGTCGGAAGTTTCCTGGAGATTTAACTTGAAGTTGATATCTGTTTTGACCAGATTCTTGTATTTTGTACCACCTTACATAGCTTCTCATTGCGTAAGGTATATTTGCATAAGGAGTTTCTGTATATGTTCCTGAACCTCCCCAGTGGTATATACTTAGTGCTCCTTTGAAAAGCTCCCCTCCATTATATGTCGCGTTACCATAGTTTCCGCTAAAGTCCGTTATCTCTATTTCAGCACCCCATCCAGAATAAAGAGAGTCACTTATAACAAAATCGCAAAGTTTTTTCCAGTTAAGGTCAGTGCCTCCACCAACACTAAATTGCATTTCAGGAGTTTCTAAGTTTCCATGTTTTCTATGGCCTCCTGAGATGGTTCCTAAAACGTTAATAGCGTAATTTGAACCTGTAACTAAATCTACATTGTCTTTAGAAGCATCTCCGTTAAAGAAATATCCAGTGTTGTTTCTATCATAGAATATGGGAGCATACATTGCTGTATTAGACTCTATAGTGTTTTGATTATAAAACTTTTTGTTATTATATACTCTAACCCAAGTTGAGTCTTGCATGTGTATTCCACCACTGTATGTTGCATTAAACCAACCACTAGAGCCAGAGCTTCTAAACCAATCAGAACATGAAACAGAGCCAACAACTCCAGAGTCATATCCTGTCCATATGGTAGCGTTAGACTTTATACTTCCGTCTACGTCTAATTTTTCTGACGGTGCTCCACTACCTATCTTGACATTTCCGTCATCATCTATCCTGAGTCTAGTAGCGTTTGCGTTTTCTTGATATATAGAGAATCCCTCTTGAGTCACATTATGAACGCCAGAAATCAAATCAAAAGTATCTCCGCTTGCATTAGTGTTCTCAATACGTATTCTAGCGGTTCCTTGGTCAGAAGTGGCGACGTGAACTGGCTTGGCAGCTGCAGCTCCTCCGCCAAACACAACCCCTCCATTGCTTATCTCCATCCTTTCAGCGTTGTTTGTCACAAACCTAATAGTATCTGCGTCTGCAAACCCCATAAAAGTATTTGTGTCTCCATTATGAACAAGCCAATTATCTAGATATATTTGGCTCATCACGCTAGTACCATTTGGGTTTACATAATATGAGGTGTTGTCTTTATCGTATAAGATTTTAGCTCTTATATCATTTTGATTAATTTGGCTGCCCCCGAGAACCGTAAGTGATTTATTAAGATAAAAACTAGGCATATCT